TTGCACCGTTTGAAAGCTGGGCATCTGCACGGCTGATCGAGAAATCGTAGGCTACACTGCCATCTGGATCATTGAAAGGTAGCCAGAGTATCAAATTATTGTCTATCATATCAGTAAGTATTTTTATGTTTATATTCAAGTTGGATCCCAGATCCGTTACACTCCACCTGGGCATCACCATACACATTCACAAACACCTTTGCATTAGTTCCAGCCACGGCTAAATAAAGGTGTGTGTTATCGAAAACGTCTATAGTCACGTTGGCAAAATCCTCCACATTCACAGCTGCCTGAGAGGTGTGCCTGACAAACAGCCTGGAAACACTGTAGCCTGTGTATTTCAACATAGCCTTGCACTCACCATTGAGCACAGCATTAGGCAGATTCTCTTTGATCACCTCATCATCGACAAAGCCACCGTAAGGCTCTGCCTTACCCTTGAAATTCTGGCGCATAAACTCCAGTGTAGGGTAGTCATTCTTGACACAGAAATCTATGCCTTTGATAAATAGTTTCACCAGAGCCTCAATATCTCTGCTACCCTTTAGTTTCAGCTGATAAAGCTGGCATAAACCCTTTGTCACGCCATCAGCCCTGAGTTGGTTTACAAGTTCTTTCTGTTCCATATTATGCTATACCTTGTGAAAGTAATGAGCTACCACTGTTCCTGATAGCCTGTAATTCCGTTTTGATACCTTTGAGCTCTGAGACGGTGTTTGCCGTATTCTGGCTGATCTGTGCCTGGTAGATCAGGATAGCCCTCAGCTGGGCTGTCTGGTCTGCCTGGTTGATGATAAAGGCATTGAGCCTACCAGCAATAATGCCACCTGTATCTTCGCTCATACTCATCACAGCACCAGTGAGAGGATCCGTATTCTCCTCCACATCCTTGATCCAGTCACCAATACCCTCCAGAGCCTGGTTAAAGAGGTTTCCAGCCTGGTTTACCATAGTGGTGAAATGCTGCCTCTCAGTGTCTGACAGAGAGCCATCACGCAAAGATTCACCCAGGTAATCTACAGCATCGTTGATACCCTTTGCCAGGAACTGACGCTTTAGGGATTCCACAACAGCCTTTTTCAGCACCTCCTTAGTCTTTTCACCCAGAGCCACTGCTGCATCCTCACCCTGGCAGTAGGCATCCACCAGAGCATCGGCAAACTCATCAATGGCAGACTTAACATCGGTACCAGCTAACAGCTCTATCTCCTGGCGGTGTAGATCCTCTATCTGGCTGTCAATATCCTTGATGTTTTCCTCCCATTTCTGGATCTGATCCCAGTCGGTATCTTTCTTATCCTTTTCAGCCTCAATCTGCCGTTTGATCAGCTCCTGCTGCTGCCTGAGGTTTTCTTTCTGCACCTCAAAAAGATCCAGACTGTCACCAGTATTCTTGACTTTCTCCAGGGTGTACTGGAGCTCTTTGATCTGCTTGCTATATTCTGCAACCTTTCCTAAATTCCAGGAGTGAGCTGCTGCATTTCTCTCTTTCTCCAGAGTGGCAATCTGATCCTCAACAGCCTTAACCCTCATCCTGTAGGCTTGCTCCTCCTCATCTGTGAACTCCCAATAGGTGTGTGACATCACATTCTGGAGGCGGTTGAAAGCACTACCCAGGCTGTCAATCTGCCTCTGGTAGCCCTCAATCTCCTCCTGGAGCTCATCATCATTATTGAACAGGGTAGCGATCCACTGGATAGCAGCCAGAGCCATAGATATTGCAGCCAATATTACAGAGGCTTTTTCAGCTGTCTTGATAGCTGCTGCCATAGCAATACCAGCCTGGGTAACACCCATGATCATATCCATTGTAGCCTTACCGTTATCACCGATCAAGTCACCCAGTACGGAACAGCTGCTTATAGCATCATTAACGAAATCAAAGCATCCCTGTGTAGCGTTACTCAGGTCTTTCCAGTCTGTCTTGATCTGCTTTGATGTTTTCTTGGATCCATCCTGCTGTTTCTTGAATACGTTGGTAAGAGCTGTGCCCAGAGCCTTGAATGGGTTAGTGTCGAGCACTTTCTTCTTAGCCTCATCCAGTTTATCCAGCACTGCTTTCAGGTCGGCTGGATTCAATTTCAGATCCGCTGTGCTCATCCTCTTACGGATGTCGGCAATCAGCTTTTCAATCTGATCCACTGTCAGGGAATCCAGATCACTAAACAGGTCTTTCCAGCTGTCTGTCTGCATCAGCATCTGTGCATTGAGGGCTGAAAGAGCCTCAGCCTCTGCCTGATTGATCTGAGCCAGGCGTTCTGCATCACCCTGTTTCATGGCCTCGTTTCTCAGTAGCGTGTACTCCTGGGTGATAGACAGCTTTTTCTCCTCAAAGGTACGATAGTTATTCAGCACCTCATCAGATACCTGTTGGTTAAGATCTGTTTCCTGGTTTTCCAGGCTGTAGGCTGCTGCTGCTGCATCATCCTCATTGAGGTGGAAATCACCACGTGCAAGGCGATCTTTCAGATCCTGGACTGCCTGGAGCTTTTCAGCAAGCGTCTGAGCCTGACCTACAGCCCTCTGGAGGCTTTCCTTGAACTGATCCATAGCTGTCTTATTGCCAGCTATCTCATCTTTCTGGAGCTTTAGGGCATTGAGGGCATTGGCATCACCATCGGTAAACGTGCCAGCTGCCTGTTTAGCCTCCAGATCCGCTATCTGCTTATTCACCCAGGATGTAAAGCTGGATCCCTCAGCAATGAGCGTTTTGAAATGGCTGTCAGCAACCTCCTGACCTACATTCTTTACCCAGTTGAAATATGCCTGGTACTGCCTTTTCTTATACTCTATCTCTCCATCAAAGAGCTTTGTACTCTCAGTATCGTAAGACTGCTTTTCCAGGTTTCTCCTCTCCTGGAAAGCTGCTCTCTCATTAGCGGACAAACCACCTTTCTTACCAGCCCTTTTATAGGCATTCTCCAGCTCTTTCTCCTCTTTGTTGATACGATCCAGAGCCTCCTGGTGCTGGAGATCCAGAGCTGCCTTTCGCTTAGCATAGCCCTCCTCCATAACCTGGATCCGTGCCTCCTCCAGCTTACGCTGTGCCTCCAGTTGTTTCTGTGCAAGCTGTTCCGCACTGTTCGCAGCACTGCCAGAGCCACCAGAGCCACCAGAGCCACCCCTACCTGTTTTCTTGGTAAGGTTGTTTCTATCCATTTTCTCCTGGAGCTGTAGGATCTGCTTAGCATTCTCAGCACGTTTCTTGTTACCATACTCCAGTGTGGCATTCTCCTCCCTGAGAGCCTTGATCCTGGCTTGTATTCCCTCATCAGTATTGAGGTTATTGGTCTTAGTGGTGACAGCACCATTGAGCTGTGCCTGGAGCCCTAACAGCTCCTGGAGTTTCGCTTTGAGAGCGTCTAACTGGCTTGGATTGGTCTTAGGATCAATGATCTTAGCATTGAGCTTATCAATCTCATCCTGGTTTTCCTTGATTTTCTTATCCAGATCCTCAAAGCTCATTTCAACATAGTTGGTGCTCTCCACTACAGGAGTAGCATCCTTAGGTGCAAAGAATTTACTGAGTGAAGTATCAACACGGTTGATGGTATCATCCATTTCCTTTGCCTTAGCGATCTGATCAGTGAGGTAGGTTTCCACATGGTATTTCAAACCCTTTATCTCTGCATCAGTGGCTCCAGTTGCCTCCTTTGTTGCAGTCAGGATCTGCTGTACCGTCTTATTGAAAAGCTCAGTGGTATCTCCGTTGGTACCAGCAATGATCTTAGCATTCTCCTCAACGATAGAACGGATGGCATCCTGTACCTCTTTTTGCATATTCTGGATGCTCTCAGCATCAGCCATAACATGGATAGTGTAGGTATCACCGTTATCATGTACCTCACGTGTTTTACCAGTATCGTACTGTGCGTGCTCCAGACGATTAGTAAATTTTTCAAATGCCTCATCAGATGCTTTGATGTAATCCTGTACGGCTTGCTCCACATACTTACCCTTGATCTTCTCAGCTGTAGTTTCCTGGATGGCTTTGGTAAGCTCATGGTATTTCAACTTTTGCTCATCAATGGTGGCATTCTCATCCAGCAAGGTCTTATTGTACTCCTTACATACGGCATTCACCTTATCAATGGCATCCTTATGTGTCTTTGTCTCTTTGTCAGTACTCTGGAGGATGGCAAAAAGCAGATTGAGCTGGTCGATCTCCTCTTTGGTAGTTTTCTGGAAATCACCCATCACATCAGCTGCCTCCTCCTCCTCGTTTCCAAAGAGCGTAATGGCAGAAATAACAGTGCCAATGATCGTTACCAGCCAGCCGATAGGATTAGCCAGCATGTCAGCCCAGAGAGCTCTGAGAGCCATTGTAGCCTTAGTGGTAGCCACGCTAAGGAAATTGGTGGCTGTAGTCTGTACCGCCTTAGCTGCTGTGTCTGTCTGGGATGCTACAGTGGACTGCCTGGTGGCTGTAGTCTCCAGGATCTTTTTCTTTGTGTGGAAATCTGTCTGAGCTGCCAGGGCTGCTTTCCTGGTTATTGCCTGGTTATCCTGTGCTGCCTCCAGCTTTTTCTCTGCTGTGGCAATGGCAGTGGCATCACCAGTCTGCTTTGCCCAATACACCTCATAGCGTGCTGCCTCAGTACGCTGCATGGCTGCTACTGCTGCTGCCTTTGTGGATTCAACCCTCCTGGCTGCTGCTGACACATCAGCACGCATAGCATCCAGGGTAGCGGTGGTGTTAGCTCTCTTAGCCAGTACCTCCTGTTCCAGGGCTGATCGGTATATGGCACTGTTGGCACTCAGATCCAGCTTGCTTACAGCCATTCTTTGCTCAACGGAAAGAACGCTCATAGCTGCTGCCTCATAGCCCTCTGAGCTGGTTGTGAGCCCCAGGTTAGATATATACTCCTGCTGCTGGGCTGTGAGTAGGCTCTGGATGGTGGCTATCCTCAGGTTTTTCTGGATGGTAGCAAGCTCCTCTGCTGTGAGCTCCTTTTCCAGTGTGGCAATGTGAGCCTCCTGAGCTGCTTGCATGGCTTTGGTCTGGGCTGCAACCTGACCTGTGGCAACTGCCTCAGCTTTCATCAGTCCGATCTTAGCCTGTCTTACCGTGTTGTCGATAAGGGCAACACCAGTGTAACCCTTAGTAGCAAGGGTATTGAGCACAATGGCTGCTTTGTATGATCCGTAGGATATAACAATAGCCTCCAGAATATCCAGGATCTTCTGGTAATTCTCCACCAGGTAGGTAGCACTGCTGATAGCACCAGCAAATACATCCTGGTTGGATGTGCCTATATCATTCAGCATACCATCCCAGGCATCCTCCAGATTGGAGATCATACCAGTAAGGGATGCTGACTGCTTTTCCATAAGGTTGTAGAACTGACCACCAGCATCCGTGAGGCTGTTGATCACCTTTTCTACATCAGGGAATCCGATCTTACCAGCTGATACCATATTGTTGATCTCCTCAGCTGTAACACCGTACATCTTAGCCAGCTCCTTAACCAGAGGAATACCACGCCCTGTGAACTGCCTAACATCCTGTGCATAGAGCCTACCCTGTACCATCGTGGTACCATACAGGTAAACTATATCATTGAGAGGAATAGAGAGGCCTGAGGCTATGTTTCCCAGACGTACCAGGGTGTCATTCACCTTATCTGCTGCCTCACCATAAGCGAGTAACTGTTTTGCACCTGAGGCAACACCCATCAGGTCAAAAGGCGTGTGGGCTGCTGTGTCTATCATCTGATCCATCAGAGCCTTTGCCTTTTGCTCGTTACCCAGCATGGTACCAAAAGCAATCTCCAGCTGCTGGAATTGTCCCCTAACCTGTACTATGCTGTTTAGTAAGCCAGTCATTCCCTGGCCTACCAAATAGGCTTGAATATACATGGCACCTTTCTGGGCAAAGTCTAACATACTTTGCTCCATAGCCTCGGCCTCTATCTGTGTTGTGGTAGATACCTGTCTAATGTGTCTCTCCATAGCATCGGCAGACACATTGAAATCATTTATATCTAAAGTGGCTACAAAGCCTAAACCTCCATTGATATTCTCCATTACAAATTATTTTGAATAAAGTTCTTTATATCTTCTTTAGATGTCAGTTTCTGAGGTACTATACCGCCATTATCATCCTCCTCAGAGGATTCTGTATCAAGGATCCTGGCACTGTCAGCAAGAATCATCTGCACGTTCATCCAGGATATTTTCCAGAGCAAGTAGTCATAAGTCCATCCGTATGCTTTACAGATCTCTCCACGGCTACCCCACGGACTGTTAAGCCCTATTACTCTACCAGATTTGCCCTGTCTTTCGGTTTCGTTGTCCCGATCTCCCTTATTGATCTGATAGAGGACGTAAAACCCCCAGCGTTCATCATCTGGCTTATCACGTCTGCCAGCCTTTTGAGCCTGGAAACATTAAGGTGCTCCACAAAGAACTTGGAGAGAGCCTTAACCTCCTTGCTGTCTGTGTCAGCCACGGTGGGATTGTTGAGGACTGCAACAGCAGCGATCTTTGCCACCAGAGGGATATACTTGAACAGCTTTTTTGTTTCCTAGATCGGCTGATCCTGGATCAGTTCCTCATCAAACTCAATCTGTAGGTAGAGCTTTCTGAGGTAGTCAATGGTACCCAGGTACAGAGGCTTGATAACAAAGTTCCTGACGTACACATCTTTCATCCTACCCAGTTCTGGATCTGGCAAACTCTCAACGCTCACATTCCAGTCCTTAGGGATTCGCTTATCCCTCCACACCTTGACGTGGTTAGGAAAGTGTTTGTTCCACCACAGGATCCTCTTAGGAGGATTCACTGGGTTAATCTTCAAAGGCACAGAGAATTTCACGCCCATTTCGATCAGAGCGTTTATAGCTTTCTCCTCCAGCTCCAGCTGTTGCTCTCTGGTAAGCTCCTCTGTTACTTTTTCCTTGTTTTCTTCCATAATGCTTTCTGTTTAATGAAAGAAAGCCCCCTACCAGGGGATAGGAGGCTTTCCAAAGTAATGTTTGGATGAGAGAGGTTTAACCCTCTTGACCGTTACTACCAGCGTTTACGGTGTAATTCTCAGCATACTTTACAGCAAGCGTAGGATTAGCCGTTACATCCAGGAGGGTGATACCCTTCTTAGAGTAGGTGGTGTTCTTTTTGGCAGACACAGACGCACATGGAATGAGGAGTGTATCACCAGCATCAGGCACGATCACGAAAGCCATTTCGATCTGCTCAGCAGTCTCAGGCTCTGTGTAGGTCTTAGCCTGTGCATCGTAGGTACCACCCTCAAAGTCTGCACGCTCCTGCTTGCTCGGATCCATGATAGAAAAAACCAGGTCGCTACCCTCCTTAGTTTTCATCACGATCTTCTTTGAGCTGGTTTCTGACTTGTGCTCAGTGATGGTAGCATCCTTATCCACGAAAGAGCACGTGTCCTGGTAAACATCTACAGGTGTCATACCAGTGGTGGGAACCTGTGAACGATCAGTATCGTTTGCGCCCCACACCTTGTAATAGAGGGCTTTAATGCCCATAGTTGCTAAAACTGGCATAATCTTTAAGTTTTAATTGTTATACGTTGTTCTTTTGTCTTACGGTTATCTCCAGGGCTATAGAAACAAAGTGCTCATCATGGCCTTGCTCTTTCATAGGTGGATTGATCAGGCCTATTGACCAGTTCCAACCCTCCTCCACCTGAAAGTGGTTTTTCAGAGCGTCTATAACAGCTTTCTTTAGCTCTATCAGCCTGGGAAAGTTCTTTCTGTAAACAGTGTTCGGCTGGATCGTGTTGCTTTTCAGATCAGGCACATGGATATTGATATTGATCTGGCCGTTTCTCACCGATCCCTCACCCTGGATGGTGCGAGGGATGATGATAATACCATCAGTGGTATAGTCTGATCTCTCATAGTCTATCTGATTGTCTGGATCAGACAGCAGAGAGTTTATCTGAGCATCACCCAGGAGGGTGTCCCTGACTACTACAGCTATTTCCTCAGTTGTTATCATTTGCCAAATAATTCAGTTGCCTTTTTGTTTGCCAGATCTTTCAGCCTCTGGATGGTTTGTGGAAAATCGCTCATTGCTTTAAGCTGGGCTGGCAGAATAACATCGTACCCTTTAGCCTCTACATAGGCAGCGTAATTCATTCCTGCTACAATGATGAGTGAGAAAGAGTTTGTGAGCTTTGCAGCCATCTGTTGAGCCACTTTCAAGCCCTCAGCAGCTCCCTCTCCAGGCTGGATTTCCCCACCATAGGTAACAATCTTTCCTTGCTTTACCACGGCATAGCCTATAGAGTTTGTGAGGTTGCCTGTCTGATCAGTGTATGTGTGGTGATCCTTAGCGTACTTTGCAAGCTCCTCACCTAAGTACTGGAGCTGAAACACAGTAGCTTTCTCCAGGCGTTCCTGAAAGGCTTTCACCTGACCTGCCACAAAACCGTCACCAAACGTAGGCTTTATCCCCATAGCTCAATGTATCTCCTGTTCTGGTTATCCACGCCCTGGATAGTAAAGACATCCACGCTGCCATCCTCCATCGTTATCTCCACAACAGTGCCAATGCGAAAGTCACCATCATGGAAAGGTCTCTGGATAAACAGATCCCAGGTATAGGAGTGGATTTGCCCATCCGTTCCCTGGATCTGCTTTGCTGGTATGTGTTTGTCGATCTGGCACCTACCGCCATCAGCCCATTCACCATCACCCCCACCAGTCAGAAAACCAGTCTTGGGATCCTTTGTCGGCTCCTGAGCGTTTTTGTATCTGAAAGTGCCATTGTACCTACCCATAGCTTACCATCTGTTAGATCCATCCTCAACTGTAGGAACTCCCACAAAATCATCCTCCAGGCCGTTCTCATCAGCCAGTGCCTTAATGCGTTTCTCCAGCTTATCAACCTGGTAGCCTTGTGAGCTTTTACCCTGGCTGTCAGAGGAGAGCACAATGAGCTTTCTGAGCACCATGATTGCAGCCTTAGCGATCTGCTTTTTATCAGCAGCTGTGTACTCCTCATCGGAGTTATCCACACCAGCGTCTTTCAGGCTCTTTGTCAGAGCTGCTGGGCTGGCGGTGTACGGCTCCAGCTCACCGATCAGAGCATCATATTTTGTGAAAGTTCCCATAGCCTTTAATCTGTTACGTTAAGTTTCTCTTTGAGGGCAGCAGCCTGTTCCTCTGAGAGCTCCCCGATCTTCTTAGTGAGGCCGTTTACACCAGCGTTAGGTGCTACAGCTACACCAGCAGCGATCAGAGCATTCTTGATCTCCTGAGGATCATACTCCTTACCATCAAATGCTACCTTACCTGGTGTTACCTCGTTACCTTTGCCATCGGATCCAGCACCATCAGCACCAGCACCGTTAGCATTCTCCTCAGGAACACCCACTGTTTCAATCTTAGCCAAACCACGCTTGACCAGATCGTTTACCCTGGAGAGATCATCCGTTTCCAGATGATCCCCAGGATTATAGACGGTCTTGTGATCTGACTTATCCTTGAATTGCTCCAATACCAGGAGCACAAACAGGATAGAGGTTGTGATCAGCTTTTTCATTTCTATTCGCTTATTAGTTGGTTAGACGATTAGCCCTCAGGCACAGCGTTCTCAGATGGAGCCACGTTGTTTTCGTATTCGTACTTAGTCCAGTACATACGCTCGTTACCGTTGGCATCAGCTGGCACCTCTTTCTCCACGAAACCACGCACCTGAATACACAGGATAGCGTCAATCTCAGTAAAGCAAGGAATCATACGTGCTGATCCCTGGGTGTACTCAGCAGCTACCTGGTTGGTAGATTCACCTGTACGCCACTTAGCGATACGAATACCGTTACCAGCGTTCATGTAATCCACGTTCTCCTCCTCCATCAGCTCACTATCCTCAATGGCTGGCTGGATCTCACCGATCTTACCAGCAGGCTTAATGGCGATAAAGTTGTGATCCCACGGATCCAGGGTGTTACGCTGGCCATCCTTGTCAATGGCAAACTTACGTGTGATCACCGTCACAGCAGGGATGTTGTTCTCTGTCAGCAGAGATTTGAACTCTGATTCAGTAACAACCTGAGCCTGTTTGTCTGAGCCATGAGCAAGCAGACGTGTGGTAGGATCCATCCTCAGCCAGAAATACAGATCCTGGCTCATCAGAATCTCACCAGGCTCAATGCCACGGTTACGGAGATCAGCACAGATCATTGCAAGTACCAGGATAGGCACTACCTTACCAGCCTTAGTATTGGCTGTAGTCCAGTTGAACGCTGTCATCAGCTTGTTCTGCTCGGACATCAGGTAGTCGATCTCATACTTACGGCCTCCAGGGTTGTTGATAGATGGAGTGAACTGTACCACACCCCAGTGAGACATCACGGAGAGGATGATAAAGTCCATAACATCCTTACAGCCCAGGTAAGCGTCCTGAACATCGTGCTTGAGCGTCTTTTCGATCTGCTTAACCTTTGCGCTCTCAACGAGACGTGGGTTTTCGTAGATCTCCATCAGCTTACGATAGTCCCTTGCAGTCATTGGGAACTTGTGACCTACACGTGGTATGTCATTTGCCCAAATGTCGAAACCATCAGAACGCCTCAGAGGTGTAGGAGATTCGTCACCCAGCAGGGTAGCCATAAACCTCATACGGTACTTACCTACAACAGCCTCAGCTGTCAGGCTCATCTGTGGAGTGTTGAAATCGAACCACTCATCACAGTACATCTTCTGGAAAAGTGCTACCTCACGCTCAGAGGCCTTATCAAAGGTCTTTTTCCAGGTAGCCAGAAAATCAATGGGAGCACCCTCTTTGTGCAATCCCTTGAATGTTGAAAATATAGATCTCATTTCCTAAATCTTTTAATGGTTAGTAAGACTGGGAAAGTTTCACATGAGGATTACCAGCCAGAGCCATGCCAGAGGCATCTTTCTGAGAGGCTGGGATCTTCTGCACACGCCTCTCCAGGAGAGCGTATTGCATAGTGTCAGCGCACACGTCAATGGCGGTCTCGAACTCCTCAACCTCCACATCCTTGATGGTGACTGCCTTACCAGTAAACCTTTCAGCAGCGTTATGAGAGGCATCCTCGATAACCTCCTCCAGAGTGTTACCCTTAGCCAGGCCAGTGATAGCCTTATCCAGGGTGATTACATACGTGCTCTTTGTCTTTGTGATGTTAGCAATCTGGGCAGCGTTAGCAAAGGTGCCAGAAATGGCATCAGCCTTAGCAACCTTATCGCCAATACAGAACACAGGAGCAAAGAACTCGGCAACTTTCAGAGACACAATCTTTGCATCGTCTGAATCAATGTCCACAACCTCAGCGGTTTTCAGGATCTGCACCTTTCTGGTCTGCTCATCGAAAGTGGCAACAGTACCAATAGGGATGATGTCACCCTTATTGAAATGCTGGTTTTCCACATCCAGATTGAAACCACCAGGAACAATGCTGGGAGATCCTGTAAAGACTGGGCGTGAGCCAGTGAAAGAATCTTTTGTACGTTTCATTTTGCTTGTTATTTAGCGGTTATTGACTCCAGCAAGCTATCAGCAGCCTCATCAACTTGCTTTTCGCTTGCCACCTTTTTACCCTCAATTTCCTCAGTTTCCAGTCCGTTAGTGATCAGTCCCTGTTTGAAATCCTTGATGGCTTGCTCTGCATCGTCACCCTCAGCAATAGACTTTGCCAGAGTATCACGGAGATACTTGGGGATTTTGTGAGTTTCCATCAGGCTCTGGATAGCTTTGGTACGCTCACCCTTAGCCTTGCTGTCTTTCAGCTCTTTCAGCTCCTTTTCCTGTGCATCCAACTTATCCAGAATAGCTT